ATTGGAGCATCGTTTAGTATATCTAAAAGTGATGGAAATTATCAAGTGGCAGTTGCTCAAAGTGGCACTGGATATTATCCTGACTATGAGTTAAAAATATTAGGAACTGAACTTGGAAACACTGGAGCAACGCCAACAAACGATTTAATTATCACTGTAGCAGATATAAACAAAGAACCAGTTGATTATGTAAACGGTGGGATTGTAGGTGTTTCTGCAGCAGGTAGTCCTGTTATTGGAGATTCGATTAATTTCACACAATCAGTTACTCTAAGTGAAACTACAACAGATCGTATTGAACCTGTTACCACAATCAACTTTAGTTCTCTTGCTAGAATTTTAGTTACTTTCGCATCGAAGCATGGATTAGTCCCTGGTGATACTGCTCTTATTTCTGTTAGTTCCTCTGGTGCCAATCATGCATTAGCAGCAGGACCTAGACTTATAGATGCTGTACCAGAATTAAATCAACTTGTATATACTGTTAGTTCCCCTGGAACGGTTACTAGTGGAATAACAGGAAACGTGTTCCCAAGACCAGATTGTTTCTATACACACAGACCATTTGACGGCGGTGTTCAACTTGGAACTGGTGGACCAGCACACGGAGCACATGCAATACGTCAATCTAAGAAGTATCTCCGTTATCAATCTGGTAAGGGAATCATGTACACAACTGGTACATTGTTCGCACCAGCATACGATTTGAGGTCTGTTAGTGCTGCTGGTATTGGAACTGGCAGTGTAATTACAGTTGTTACTGATGATACTGAACATGGACTGCAGGTCGGAGCAGAAATACAACTTAGTAACTTAACAACTTCAGGTTATAATGGGCACTACTTAGTGAATAGTATCGTTGATGAAACTACTTTCACTGTGCTTTCAACTGGAATGTTGGGTGATACTACAGCATCGATAGGACCACAAGCACAAATCTCATTGTATAAGTGGAAAGGTGCTACTGTTCGTGCTGGTGCATTTGACGATCAGAATGGTATCTTCTGGCAGTATGATGGAGTTAATCTATCTGTAGGATTGAGATCTGCAACGTTCCAACTTGCAGGTAGCGTTGGAATTACTACCGAATCCAATACTGTAGCGGGAACTAATACTCGTTTCAGCGAACAGTTGATTGTTGGTAATAGAATTGTTATCCGTGGAATGACTCATACTGTTACTCATATTGAAAGCAATACGGAGATGACAGTAACGCCCGATTATAGAGGTGTTAAAGATGTCACTGCAACTAAAGCAGCTCTTATCAATGAAATCATTATTCCACAATCTCAATGGAATATTGATAAAGCAGATGGTACTGGAGCAAGTGGATATACCATTGAAGTTAATAAGATGCAGATGATCGGATTCCAATACACTTGGTACGGTGCTGGATTTATTGACTGGATGTTACGTGGTCCAAATGGAGATTATCTATATGTTCATAGATTAAAGAATAATAATAGAAATACCGAAGCATTCATGAGATCAGGTAACTTACCTGTTAGATATGAAGTTATAAATGAGGGTGCTAAGACTCGACTAACTCAAAATGTTGGTATTGGATCTACGGTCGTGTTTGTTGATGATGTCAGTCTACTGCCATCCAACGGATCTCTCTATGTTGATAATGAAATTATTAATTATACTGGTGTCACAACATCCAATTCATTAACAGGTGTTACGAGAGGAGCAACGTTTACTAACTTCTACTCTGGATCGAATAGAAGTTACACTGCTGGTGTTGCAACAGATCACTCAACAGGAACTGGTGTGGTTTTATTGAGTAACACTGCTACTCCTGTTATTAGTCACTGGGGTTCTGCGTTCTTGACCGATGGATTGTTTGATGATGACCGAGGATACATCTTTAACTATCAGGCAGCAAGTTTCAGCATCGACCAAACAAGAAACACTGCATTCTTGATTCGTCTTGCTCCAAGTGTATCTAATGCCATAATTGGAGATCTTGGTGATAGAGAACTAATCAACCGAGCACAGTTACTACTACAGGGAATTGAATTTACTGCTACGGGTGGTAGTTCTAGTCAGGGTGTTATTATTGAAGGTATCCTTAATCCACAAAACTATCCAGATGATCCAAATAATATTACTTGGGCTGGATTATCCAACGCTGCTGCTGGTGGACAACCATCATTCGCACAAATCGCTCCCGGAACTTCTGTAACATGGACAGGACCAGCAAATAGCTTTACTGCAACGAATGGTCCATTCACTCAGAACTACAGAACTTCATTTGTTTACTTCGTGTCCTCTACTGTTGCCGGTGTTAAGGTTGGTCAACAAGTTAGTGGTACTGGTGTTCCTGGTGGTACAACAGTTTCTAGGATTTATAATAACTTTAATTATGGTGGTCAACAGGTTAGAGCGATTGGATTCTCCCAATCAGTAAATAACCCAGGACCAGCAGGAACCACCACGTATACGTTCACAGAACCGACCTCAGCTGCTAACCCTGGTGAAACAGTCTTCTCGTTCATTGGTAGTGGTGGAGGAGGAAATACTGCGGGTCTGGACTTAACCAGTCTGAAGGAATTGAACAACACCCCGATTGGTGGTAGAGGAACATTCCCGAATGGTCCTGATGTTCTTGCAATCAACGTCTATACTACTAGTGGTAATGCTTTCACTGGTAACCTTGTTCTTAGATGGTCAGAAGCACAAGCATGATTGACTGCAGAGTAGATTTTCATATATAATAAGAAATAAATCCTCCATATGGGGGATTTTTTATTACTTCACAATTTATGATTGAATCCATGACATTTACAGTATATTCAAAAGACGGTTGTCCCTATTGCGTCAAGGTAAATCGTGCGTTAGAATTGGCAGAGTTGCGACATGTAGTTTACAAACTGGATAGAGACTTTACTCGCGAAGAGTTTTATGATAAGTTTGGACCAGGAACAACATTTCCTCAAGTCCTTATGGATGAAGATCACATTGGAGGATGCACCGAAACAGTCCGTTATTTAAGAGAGCAGAAATTAGTCTAATGGAACAAAACCTCAGCGACATCTTCGATCTAATAGAACATGCGATTGATAATGCCTTTGAGGGACAAATGAACTTAAGATTTTATGATTACCTCAAGGACAGTAAAGTAAAAAAACATGAGATAGATTCATTCATCACTAGTTCAACAACAAAAGAACTTAACGATACAATCGTAGAGTTGGATGAATATCTCAAGGGTGGTGCTGATAATGAGCACAAACAATTGCGTGAAGGTTATGGTCACATTCCTAAACCTCAAGCACGAAAAATCAGAAACTACTTAGAAAGTTTCATAGAAGATGCAAAGAGGTACAGTAATGATCGAAGACCAGGAAGACGAAAGAAAGAAACTAAATAGAAGCGAACCCCAGGTAAATAGGGGTGTAGAATTATTACTAAGAAATAGGAGGAGGAAACCAGATCCGCCGAAAACTTTTCAGGTAAAGTTTGGTAAGATGGTCTCTCTCTTCCGAAGAGAGATTGTATTTCATCTGAATTTTTACCTAGACATCAGAAAGAAATAGTCTCTGGAGGACAGAACGATGTTAGCAGTAACCTTGACGATAGGAACATTGGTGTCTATAATGTTCTTTTTTGTAGGAAGCGTGGTGGGGTGGTTGGCAAAAGAGCACGTCTATATGACACAACCAGTCTTTACTCACCCAGAGATGTTTGACGAGAATGGGAACGTTCTTCCCGATGAAATTTTAGCAGTACGATTTGAAAACTATTATGACGACAACGAAGAAGACGAAGACGACTAAACCCAGATCAACTACACCTAAAACTAAAACTTCTGCACCCATACCAGACCTACCACCAAATCCCTTTGTATATGAAATCTTAGAACTTGCGTCTAAGCAACGTTCTAATGCAAAGAAGGTTGAGGTTCTTAAGAAGTATGAGCACGATTCTCTTAAAAGTATTTTTATCTTCAACTTTGATGAGACTGTAATTAGTCTTCTTCCTGAAGGTGAGGTTCCTTATGGTGATGCAGAAGATCAATCGGTTTATTCAGGAACTCTTTCGGATAATCTGAGAAAAGAATCCAGAGGTGGAGAATCTGCAACTGGACAAGATCTAGATGGTAGAGGTAAAACTTCTCTTCGTCGCGAATGGACCATACTTTACAACTTTGTAAAAGGTGGTAATGATTCTCTTAGTAATATTCGCAGAGAGATGATGTTCATTAATCTTCTTAGGGGTTTGCATCCGAAGGAGGCAGAGGTTCTAATTGTTATGAAAGATAAAGTTTTGCAAACTAAATATAAGATAACCCTTGATAATGTAAAAGAGGCTTATCCTGATATCACCTGGGGAGGTCGCTCATGACAGTAACCATAGAAACCAAGGAAGAAGAAATGGGATGTTTGCCATTCAATCCAGATGATCCTTCCAGTTATGGATGCCAGATTCTGCAGGAGAAGACTACTCTTGATGCGGCAAATGATAAAACACTTCCCAATGATGCAGTGCTCATATGGTATATCGTAGATGGTGTGGAATATATTGACCTTACACGATGTAAGAAGACATCACAATTATTTGACATGTACTATGATAGATACGGCAAAGGTGCAGTTCAAAAAATTGATTTTGGATTCGGCACAGTAAGTCCAAAACTCTGGGGAGTTGAAAAGAAAGATAAGAAAAAGAAAGGAAGATGAATGGTGAATTTAAGGGGTTTTCTCAACCTGCAGATGACAAAAAATTTAATCTCTACATAAAAAATAAAGAGATCGATAAAATTATCAAAGAATATAAGAAACTCAAAAAATATAAAAAGTCTTCTTTTTTTCAAATAGAGAAACTATCTGGACAAGATACTCAAATAGATAAACTTATTGAAGAATATGGAATAGATCCCGAAGCAATTGAAGACTAATGGGACACCATTATTTACTGAACCTTTATGGTTGCAGTCATAGAATTCTTAACGATGAATTCTATCTCAGAGATCTTTTAGAAGATGCTGCAATCTGTAGCGGTGCTACAGTGATTCAAACCATTTCAAAGCAATTTTATCCGCAAGGTGTAACTGTTTTAGTTCTTCTTGCGGAAAGTCACATTAGTATCCATACTTGGCCAGAGAAAGGTGAAGCAGCAGTAGATATTTTTACATGTGGCGATTGTTTCCCAAAAATCGGTATTGATGTTATTATTCAGCAAGTCAAGTCTGATCGGCATAGTTTAAAGTATGTCAAAAGATAGCATAAAATTGTATCACAAGTTACATATCCGCTTGACTAAATAAGGCATGAGGTCTATAATAGACCTGTCGTTCATCCAAGAGGCAGTCGCTATGCACATAGCACAGAAAGACACCTCTGGACGCAAGTAAGTCGCGGAACGGAGCGTTCATCCCATGTTTGAACTATTACTTTACTCTGGTATTCACTGCACCGATGCTGAGGATATGATCCGACGTATCGAAGCAAATAACAAGGTAAGTAAGATTATTAAGACTGAGGTGATTGAGACCGTAAAGGAATCGACACCTGAGTGCAAATGGGACGCAAACGACTGAAGGAACGGGAAACTCGGATCACCCGCAAGGGTTAAAGGAGAAAAATCACCCAACTTCAGGAGTAAATAAATGAACACACTCACTATCATCAAAAAGCAAATCGATAAGCAGGCTGCGCTGCATGACGCACAGATCACTCTCACCAAATATCGTGGTGTAGATTGTAAAGTTCGCCAGGCACCTAAGGAGTCTCACGGCACCTACTGCTATCGTGGTCGTACTTACACCAAATGAGGCAATCATGGAAGCACTACAAATCACAGGCGTAATTACCTTGGCATGTGTTGCTACTATGGCTCTATTGTACGGTGAACTTTTCCTCCTTCAACACACTTGAGGAGGAAAATAAATGCTGAAGATCAAACTTTATTATGATCTTCCAGAATACGATCCAGAGGTTCACGATCCCGATAGGGTCTTTACACTACTAACGTATCGTGGAGTAACATATGCCAAATGGGTTTTTCTTAAATCCAGGAGCATACAGAATTGGAAAGTATTTAAATGAGGACCTTGACGGGTCCTCTTTTTTTGTCTATAATTAATTGGAAACTATACTATCTTATGGAAAAGGAAAGACTAAAACTCATAGTAAGGAATCTCAAACTGTTGGTTGAAGCACTTGAGTCAGAAGTATATTCTGATCCTGCTGCATATACTGACAAACGGGAGAACTTTGATGATCCCATTCCTTTCCCTGTATCAGATTACGACGAAGTTTTTAATGACGATGACGGATACCCCGATTGAATATATGAAACAACAAGTAAAACTTATCAGCGTCACTCCTGATGCAGAGAAGCACATGGCGTATTGTGCTCGCGTTAGTAACCCAGCAAACCAAGAGAATGAAAAGTTCTCCGGTCTCCTTAAGTATTGTGTTAATCATCAGCACTGGAGCATCTTTGAACAGGCATATATGACTGTTGAGATCCACACTACTAGGGGTCTGGCAGCTCAAATCCTGAGGCACCGTTCGTTTACATATCAAGAGTTTTCCCAACGCTATGCTGATTCTTCCCTACTCGCGGAGACGATCCCTCTACCTGAACTACGCCGTCAAGACACCAAGAATCGTCAGAATTCTATTGATGATATTGACCCGTTTGTCCGTCAAGAGTTTCAGATCAAAATGCAGCGACACTTTGAAGAAGGAATGAAATTGTATCAGGAGATGCTTGATGCATCGATCGCAAAAGAGTGTGCTCGTTTTGTGCTTCCCCTTGCAGTGCCCACCAAACTCTACATGACTGGTTCTGTGAGGTCTTGGATCCATTACATTGATTTGCGCTCTGCAAATGGCACACAGAAGGAGCATATGGAGATTGCAGAACTGGTACGTGGTATATTCACAGAACAGTTTCCTGCTGTATCTGAAGCACTTGAGTGGTCTGAATAAATACATTGTAACAATAATTTAATTATGGCTACATACCCCGTTGTTAATAAAAAAACAGGCGAACAAAAGGATGTCAAACTCAGTGTACATGAATGGACTAAGTGGTTAGATGACAATCCCGAATGGCAAAGAGACTGGTCTGATCCATCAACCTGCCCTGCGTCAGGTGAAGTTGGTGAGGTCTATGATAAGTTGAAGAAATCCCATCCGGGATGGAATGACGTGCTACACAAAGCTTCAAAAGCACCTGGATCTAAAGTAAAACCCGTTTAATTTCAAACCTTATGCCAAGAAGAAAGAAGACTGAAGACCCGATTGGAGTTGGAATGACTGCAAAGCAGATGAAGCGCAGAAAACCAATCAATCAGGATTTAATGAGGGACATTGAACCTCTCACAGAAAATCAAAGACAACTTTTTGAATCTTATGACTCTGGTAAAAATATAGTTGCATATGGTTGTGCTGGAACAGGTAAAACTTTTATCACACTTTACAATGCTCTTCAA